CCTGCTGATACGACTGTTACTACTAATGTTGTTTACACAGTAACTTCAACTGACTCTAATGATGACAAGATTATCTTAGATATGGGTACTAGTAGCTTTACTTTTGGTAGTGTTAGTGTTGGTTCTGGTACTAAAGTCGGTAATACTGTAGAGGTAACTGGATTTACTACTAATAATCCTGCTATCACTGTTCAGTTTACTGCGTTAGGTACTTATGCTTCAGTTAAGGCTAAGTCAACTAAGATTGATGGTACTTACGGTGATTCTGATTATAGTTCCACTGATAGTATTCTAATTTATGAACAACTATCAGCACCTAGTTTAAATGCACCTGCTGATTCAGATGATGCAACAGCAGTAACCTACACTATATCAAGTATTGATGCTAACGCTACTAAGGTTATCTTCGATGCTCAAAGTTCTAACTTTACTTATGGTTCAGTAGGCTCAGGTTCAGGTTCAAAGGTAGGTAACACTGTTGAAATTACTGGTTGGTCAGGTACTTCTGTCACAGTTACTTTAACTTATACTACTGCTGCAACTTATAGCAACAGAGCTAAGGTAACTAATTCGGCTAATGCTGTTTACACTGATTCAGCATACAGTTCAAGTGATAGTATTGTTATTAGTTCTTCTACTGTAGTGGCAACGGGTGGAACAATAGTGACATCAGGTGGTTACAAATATCACACCTTTACTTCTTCTGCTAACTTTAATGTAACCACAGTAGCCAATGGTGCTGTAGAAGTATTAATGATAGCTGGTGGGGGTTCTGGGGTAGAGGTTCAGACTTCGGTGGTGGCGGTGGTGCAGGCGGTTATAGGTCAACTTCATTAACATTAACCGCTACAGGTAATCACGCTATTGTTGTGGGTGCTGGTGGTGTAAGTGCTAACAGTGGTCATTATGGTGGCTATAATGGTTCAGATTCTAAAATAAGTAATCCTACCCCTGCTATATTATTTGAAAGTTCTGGTGGCGGTGGCGGTGGTAACTCTAATAGTAACCCAGCTGCTTCTAATGGTGGTTCTGCTGGTGGTAATGGTAGGTATGGTACATCAACACCCCCAGCTGGAAACATTGGAGGGTACTCCCCAGTTGAGGGTTATGGTTCTGCTCAAGTTACAGCAGGTAATTCTAGTAATGGTAGTTCTGGTGGTGGCGCAGGTGGTCCAGGACTAACAACCAATTCTGGAACTGGTCCAACAGGAGGTCCAGGTTCTAATTCAAAAGCAACTTGGGCGACTGCTACATCTACAGGTGTTAGTGGCTATTATGCTGGTGGTGGTGGTGGAGGTGGTAACTCTAACAATAACAGCCAAGGTGGTCCAGGTGGCTCTGGTGGCGGAGGTAAGGGCGGTAACAACCAAGCTACAGACTATGGAAATGGTACAACAAACACAGGTTCTGGTGGTGGTGCTGGTGGTCACGATTCTAACGCTGGCTCTGGTGCTGGTGGTTCAGGCATAGTAATAGTGAGGTATGCGGTATGAGTCATTTTGCAAAGATTAATAGTGATAGTATAGTTACTGAAGTAATCGTAGCTGAACAAGCCTTTATTAACTCAGGTGCTGTAGGTGATTCGTTCTTATGGGTACAAACATCATACAACAATAACTTTAGAAAGAACTATGCAGGTATAGGTTTTACTTACGATTCAACTCGTGATGCTTTCATTCCACCTCAACCATACCCTAGCTGGACTCTTAACGAAGATACTTGTCAATGGGAAGCGCCAGTAGCATACCCAGATGATGATAAGATGTATAATTGGGATGAATCAACAACTAATTGGATTGAAGTTACAGAATAAGGACTATGAATGGAGCAGAGGATTGAACGCTTAGAAGCTGCGATAGAGAGACACGAAGAACAGATTATAAAACTCTTCGATAAGATATCTGGACTAAAGAAAACCTTAGTAGGTATTCAGAATACTCTAAATCAGATTAAGTATATTGCTACTGGTATGATAGCATATTTTGTATTACAGGAGTTTGGATTCTTTGCTGCCTTCAAGGCGGTTAAAGGAGTTATATAATGTTCATTACTTTAGGCACTAAATAATGTTTTGGTTATATGTAGGTGGTATTGAAATAGCATACCTAGCTGACCCCTGGGGCTTACCAATTAATATAGTTATGTTATGAAACTACTAGCTGCACTACTACTAACTATAACCCTAAGTGGTTGCTCACCTTTTGGTATTGTAGGTAGTATGCTTACAGATGATGCACCTAGTTTAGATGTGGATACACAGATAGGTAAGACTAACGAGAAGGTAACAGGTGTTAAGGCAGAGGAGTTCTCATTAGTTAAGAAGGAGACTACTGCTGATACTGTAGTAGAAGATGCTAAGATAGGGACTATATCAGCTACAGGTGATGTATCTATAGATGAACAAGTACCTGCCTGGATATGGCTACTAGCTATCTTAGGTTGGTTACTCCCTAGCCCTAGTGAGATATGGAAAGGGTTAGGTAATTTAGCATACTCAATTAAGAGATTTATAAAGGAATGATAAGATGACATATAGAGAGATTATTAATTCAGTATTACGTAGATTAAGAGAGGACACAATCAGTAGTGACTGGTCAGGTGACCTAATTGACTCCACTGGTCCTACTGATTATCAAGTGATGATTGGTGACTTCGTTAATGAAGTCAAGAGAGAAGTAGAAGATGCTTGGGACTGGACTAGCTTACGTAGAACAGAGACTGTATCTACTGTATCTGGTACTAGAACATATAACTTACCTAGCACTTCACAGAGAACTAGAATTATGTCAGTGCAAGAACAAGATAAAGGTGGGAACTTAAAACCGGTATCTTATGATTGGATTAAACAAGCACGTTACCCGAGTGAAATATCCTCACTCCCCGACTCTTTTGCTGTTGTAGGAAATAGTAGTGGATTACTTACAGCTCAGTTATATCCTAAGCCTGATGCTGTTTATTCAGTGGACTTTCACTTAACTGACCCACAGGATGATTTAACTTCCTCAACAACAAGCTTGACAATTTTTGAATATCCTGTTATACTAGGGGTATGGGCAAGAGCTATTGCTGAGAGGGGTGAAGATGGTGGTTCATTAACAGATATGGCACAGTTACAATACCAACAAGCACTAGCAGACGCTATATCACAAGATGCGGGAAGACACACAGATGAGGTGACTTGGGATGCCATCTAAACCTATACAACCTTTAGTTTTAGATTCTATTGGGATATATGGTCTCAATAGACAATCATCACCTTCAGCTCTAGAACATCAGTGGCTAACATCAGCTACTAATATTATGTTAGATGATAGAGGTAGAATTACTTCTAGACAAGGTATCAAACAACTAACAAACCTAATTGGTTCTTCATCTAGTAATAGCGATATAGTTAAATCATTAGGTGAATACATTAATACTAGTGGTTCCTCAACTCTATTTGCTGGTGCTAATGATAAAATATATAAATTGAATACAGGTAATACCCCTTATACTTTAGATGAACAGACATTCACAGGAACACCTCAGACATTAACTGATGGTAACTGGGAGTTCTGTAACTTTAATGATAACTTTTATGGTGTTCAGGCGAGTCATACACCTATTCATTATGATGGTACTAACTGGATGGACTTGGAAGATGCCTCTGGTTTCAGTAAGCCGGGTTCAGTAACTACTTTTAACCCTACTTGTTGTACTGGTAACTTTGGCAGATTATGGGTAGCAGGAGTAGCAGAGGCTAATGATGTTGTCTATTACTCTGATACTTTAATCGGTCATAAGTTTAATACTGGTGCTGCTGGTTATGTAGATATGAAGACAGTGTGGGGTGGCGATGAAGTAGTTGCCCTCTCTAGTTTTATGGGTAAGTTAGTTATATTTGGTAAGAAGAATATTGCTATCTATGATGACCCTTGGGACCCATCTGCTTCTGCTTTCCAACTCAATGAAGTTATTGAAGGTGTAGGTTGTGTAGCTAGGGATTCAGTACAGGCCCTTGGTGATGATATTATATTCTTATCTAACTCTGGTCTGCGTTCTTTAAAGAGAACTAAGATTCAAGATAAGATGCCACTTACGGACCTATCTATTAATGTTAAAGATGAGATAACTACTCATATTGTTAATGCTGATATGGACCAGGTTAAGGGTCAGTATTGTTTATGTGGTGGTTACTACGCTCTATCTTTTCCGGATAGGAACATAACTTACGTATTTGATTTTAAAGGTATTAATCCAGACCAAACACCTAGAGTAACCACCTGGAACTTCGAAACTAAGAAGACACCTAAAGCTTTACTATCTACTACTGAAGGTAAGATGTATATAGGAGGAGGTAATTCTGATTATGCGGGTAGGGTTGGTCTATATAATGGTTATTATGATGTAGAGAAGAGTGATGTAACAGCTACTTATGGTACACAATCAGCTTGTGAAACTGCAAGTAATACTTGGGAATCAACTAATTCTAAGTGTTGGGCTACAACTAATAATACATATCAGGCTGCTTTTAAGACTGTATGGTTAGACTTTGGTCAACCTTCAGTATCTAAATTACTGAAGAGATTCTTAGCTGTTATATCAGGTGGTAAGAATATGTCAGTTACTATGAACTGGTATCGTGATTATAGTGTTGAGGCTGATTCAGGTAGTTTTACTTTATCACCTACAGCAAGTGGGTCTAGTTACCTATGGGGTAGTTCAACATCTCTATATGGTGCTGCTAAATATGCACCTTCATTTCAACCTAGTGAATATAAGATGTCACTATCTAAGTCGGCTAAGGTGTTGAGAATGGAGATGCAAGGAACAGTTAATGGTTTTAAAGCGTCCCTACAGAATATGACTGTATGGGCTAAACAAGGGAAGATAAGATGAGTAATTATAATTTACAAGTAAGTTGGTCAGGTAAGGATGCACTAAGTGATTCAGATGCCGACAAAGTAATATCAGGTGGTGACTTTAACACTGAGTTCACGGCAGTTAAGACAGCAGTAAACTCTAAAGCAGAACTTAATGGTTCAGCAAGTGAAACATTTAGTGCGGTAACAGCAGCATCAGGAACAAGCACAACACAGGTGGCTACAACTGCTTTTGTTGCCAGTGCTACCTCCGCCGCTGCTTATCCAGTAGGTGCTATCTTTACTACTGTTACTGCCTATGCAGATTCAGCAGCAGTAGTTGCAGCAGTAGGTGGAACAACTTGGGTGGCTTTTGCAGCAGGTAAGATGTTGATTGGTTTAGATTCAAGTGATACTGATTTTGATACTGCTGAAGAAACTGGTGGTGCTAAGACACATACACTAACAGCAAGTGAGATACCAGACCATAATCACGTTTATAAATATGTAAACGGTCAAGGCTCAGGTAGTGGTGTGAACTTCGCAGGTACATCAACTGGTTTGCACTATACTTATACTGCTACAACAGATGAAACTGTATCAACAAGCACAAACCACTCATTAGATACCACTGGTATCGCAGCAGGAACTTACCCTGGCGGTTCAGCACACAGTATTATGAATCCATACATCGCAGTGTATATGTGGAAGAGAACGGTTTAATAGGAGAATAGATAATGTATATAACACCATATAATTTAGTAAAGAGATTCCAGAATCATTTAATGAAGATGATTATGAAACCTTTCTGGGGAGCAGTAGCAGGAGCAGCTGTTAGTGGTTTAATGCAGAATAGAGCTGCAAAGAAAGCAGCATCAGCACAGAAAGAAGCAGGTGAACAAGCATATCAGCGTTCATTACCAGGAACTACAAAAGGTTTATTTGGTGAGGCAAGTTATAGTGGTAAGGATGCCACATTATCATTAGCACCAGACCTACAAGCACAATATGATAGGCTTATGAGTAGAGCAGGCACTACTGCTGAACAAGTAGGTAAGTATTCTGCTGACCCTTTCGCAGCACAACAACAACTATATGAACAACAACGTGGTTTATTTGCTCCTCAACGAAACAAGGAAAGATTATCTAGAGAAGCTAGATTATTAGCTCAAGGTAGATTAGGTACTACCGGTGGTGCTGGAGAGATTGAAGCAGCAGAGACAGCTTATGGTATGCAAGACTTAGCTAGACAGGTAGGCTCATTTGACCAGGCACAACAAATGCTCACTCAACTAAGAGCTAGAGAAGCTGCTGATATACAACAAGGGTTGACTTTAGGTCAATTACCTATGGAGTATGCTAAGTTAAGTCAAGGTATGTCTAGTGCTATTTCTCCTGCTGCTCAGTTTGCAGGTCAACAAGCAGGACAAGCAGCTGTTGGCTTAGGTGGAACGCAAGCTGCCTTCTGGAGTCAATTAGGACAACAACAAGGAACATATAATCAACAAGGTTATAGAACTGGTTCGACACCTAGTACATTAGGAAATATGTTTAGTGGCATAGGTGGTCTATTTGGTGGAAGTGGAAGTACATCCGCACTTCAACAAGCAGGTACAAATACATCACCAACAGGTGGTATTGGATAGGAGAATAATATGGCAGTACAACAAGGACTATTTGGTGATATCTATAGCACACAAGCACAAGACCAACTAACA